TTACAGTTTTTCTATATCTTCTTTCAATTTTTCTTTTACTCCTTTTGTCACATGCAAATAAATTTTTTCAGTGATATCACTATTTTCGTGACCAACGCGATCCTGAATGGCATACAGAGGAGTTCCTAGTTCCGCTAATTTTGAAATATGGGTATGTCTAAAAATATGTGAACTAAGTTTTTTATCAATCTTCATGTCAGCTTTATGATTTCTCAAATAGGTGTTAATTGCTGTTAGTTGGAAAGGAGTTCCTTTCGTTGTTTGAAATAGAAATTGACCATTCGGATTTAATTCTAGAAGCTCATTGTAAATAGCTATCGCTTTTTTTGGTAAATCAATTTCTCGCATTCCAGCAACAGTTTTTGTAGAATCAGATTTTTTCATATCAGCTATTGAACGTTCTCTATACATCATCGTCCCATTTATAACTACTGATGCATTATTATTGGTAATGTGTACATCGTCTTTGCTTAATGCGATTGCTTCACCAGGCCTCATCCCAGTCAAATATAGCCACTGGAAAAGGAGAGAATATCTTTTATTGTGTGAAGTTGTGAAATCTACTAGTCTATTATATTCATCATCTTCTAAAAATTTATCTTTAATTTTTATCGTTTTTGACTCTCTTTTATAATCAATAACTACTTCATCGATAGGATTTTTTTCTACATAACCTTTTTTCATAGCATATGAAAAAAGAAGATTCAATTTGGATTTAATTACACTGACGTACTTATTTGACAAGTCATCTTTATATATCATGTCTTCAAAAATATTATTCAAATCTATTGTATTAATACCAGAAACGATGTAAGTCTCAGGTATCTTCTTCTTTATAGTGTTTAATATATTATTCGTAGGATAATATGTAGATTCCTTAACTTGTCTTTTGTATATAACTAACCATTCTTCAACAAGCTCATGAAATGTTAGATCAGGCTTCTGAAGTGTTTTTTCGTTTAATTTTATATCAATTTTTTTATTTAACTCTAGCAATGCCACTTTCTGAGTTTCTCGAGATTTATTTTTATAAGTAATGCTCACTTTTTTTCTTTTTCTAGTTTTTGGATCAATATATCGCTCATTATATTTATATACTTTTTTTCCGTTTTTATCAGTTTTAGTTTCGATCCACATTGTTTTCATCTCCTATTTGTTGCTATAATAGGAATAGATAAGTAAGCCGATTATAGCAGGTTTATTTTTCATCACGTCCACAAACTTTGGCGAGGGAGGGGGCGTGTTTTTATTTATGAATTATTATTCGCTCCAAGTTGCTGGACCGTATGCGATTGTATAAGGTGCATTTCCTTTTGCTCCAAAATACATAACTACTGTAGCTTTTTTTCCACCCGCTATTTCATTAGGGATGTTGTTAGAATAAGTATTTGCATCTAGTCTTCCTAATTCATCGTTTCCATCATATATGTCAAATGTATGTGCGTTAAAAGAAATAGGTGAGTTAGTCTTATTTTCAACAATAGCTGTTACAACAACAGGGTGTTCACCGTCTACTGGATCCATCAAACTAATACTGTCATCTGCTTTTACTTCTGTAACTGTTATTGATTCTCCTGAGGTAAACTCAACTGCCTGTCCCATTTTTACATTTCCGCTTGCTGAATCAGAATTATTCTCGGAACTATCCTGTGTTGAAGAATTTTCAATTAAATTTTTTAACTCTGTTACTCTTTTGTTTAATTCTTCATTTTCGGACTTAAGATCCGAAACTTCTTTTCTTAAACTAGATTCTGTAGTGCTGTTAGCTTTAGCAGATGTGGCCTCTTTATTTGTTGAACAGGCCCCCAAAAGTACGCTAGTAAATACCAAACCTAAAATCACTTTTTTCATTTTTTATTCTCCGTTTCTATGATATTATTTTTATGTAGGATCTTAGAAACGAGATTTTAGTCCGTGTTGCAGCACGGGCTTTTTTCTTTATAACTTTTTTAGAGATTATAGGCAAAATAGTAGGGCATAAAAATATATTATTGAATTCCGTATTTAGAAAATCCTAATTGAACTTCACCGGAAGTCTTTTGCTGTGTTGTACGCAATGCTTCTTCTTCAGACATTCCATTCTGTACTTTCCATGCAACAGGCGACATCCCGTATTTGTTAACAAAATCAGTAAGTGATAAAGTGTCAGCGTCTTGCTGAGCGCTTGTTTGTTGGTCTTCTGGATTTTGTTGAGATGCTGCTTGTTGTTCTTTCTGATCTTGACTGATAATATTGCCAGCATCATCTGTAGTCAATCCATTTTCATAAAGGGCCACGCCGAAAGCTTCCCACTCTTTGTTGGACCAAGTTGCACGATCAGCTGGAGTTGACTGTAAAGTGCGTTGTTTCATCTGTTCATATGTTTCTTCTTGAGGTGCGGTTTGGATTGTACTCTGACTGGAGCTTATAACTGTTGGGCTAGGTTCCGCCGTAGCTTGGTTGGAGCTTGTAACTGTTGAACTAGAATCTGTTTTAGATGTAGAATTGCTAGTAGATGAACTGGTTTCAGTTGTTTCTTTTGTTTTACTTATTTTTGTTTCTTGGTTAGAAGTGGCATCTGTTGATTCAGCTTTTTTATTATTTGAACAAGCTGAAAGTAGCAGAGCAGTACTTAACAACAACATAACGCTAACTTTTTTCATTTTATAATTCCTCTTTCTCGTTGTAATATGTGTGCTAACACGAGCTTTTTTATATAAGAAAACGATAAGCGCTTTCTGGAAGTCCGTAAAGATTCTTTAATTCATCGATTTTTTTAGGATATTGATCATTATCTTCTTTATAAAGAGAAACAATGAGATTAGCAGCAAAGCAATTAGCTTCGCTTTCAGATTTGCTTCTAGATGTTCTTGTTGATACATAGTAACTGGATAAGCCACGATGAAAAATAGCGTGGCCTAATTCGTGAGCGCAAATGTAGAATCTTTCCTCAGAGTCTCGCAGTTCATCATTTAAGAAGATTATTGCACGACCTCTAATTTCTTGAAACTGTCCTTTGGGGTTTTCGATAAAAGGAACGTATTGAATTTTAATGCCCATCTTTTCACAAATATAAAAAGGATTAGCGGACTGGTATTTCCGCTTCAACTCCTCGACTAAATTAATCGTATCCATCTCCATAAGCTCACATCTTTTTGCCTTTTTCTTTGTCTTCTTTCACAATATCCCAGAAAGTCGCTATAAGGATATCTTTTACGCGCTGTATTTGTTCAGGTGTCAATGTTTCCCCACCATAAGACATATTAACATTTGAGTCTAGTAGTTTATCAAGTTCAACCACTTCCTCTTTTGTAGCCCATTTGGGAACATTATTATTTCCCAATAAATAATCAGTTGTGACACCAAAATAATCAGCAACTTTCTTTAAGTTCTCAGATTTCGGCGAAGCTTTATCCCATCTTCTTATTTGTCCATTAGAGATGCCCACCTGTCTTTCTACTTCTGCTATAGTCACATGCTTTTCGTCTGCTAATTCTTTAATCTTAGTAACTAAACTCATTATTATCAACCTTTCAAAGCTGAAAAGAAAATAAATAGCTTAAAAGTTATATTTTTGGTTGACAATTAGCTTTTAAGCTAGTATATTTAATTCGTAAGCTAAATTGTTAGCTAAATAAGAGCAACAAAAATCTCTACTAATTTAAAACATTCTCTCGGTCGCCAAACTTAGAAATGTTATTTTAGAGGCTTTTTATAAGTCTTATTTAACTATGTATTCATAATAGCTTAAAAGCTAATAAGTGTCAACGATTTAGCTAATTTTTTAGCTTACAAATTATTTGTTTAGAAAGGAGCTATTTTTATGTCTGAGAATTTAGACTTAAAAATTCGAGCGGAGATGAGAAAAAGAAGAATGACTTTCAAAGAACTAGCTGCGCTTGTTGGTATTTCAGGAGCTTATTTATCAGATATTCTAAACGGCAATCGTGATGGAAAGAAAGCACAACAGCATATCGAAACAGTGAAAAAAATATTGGACATCCGATAGGGGGGTAGGCGATGACAAAACTAAAAAAACAAGATTTTGTAAAAAAATACAATTATTCTCCATCTACTTATCAACGTCGAATGTCGGAACTAAAAAATACAGCAATTTTCTCAGCGGCGTATGAACGGGTCACAGGACAAGAAGTTTGGATCAATACAGAATTATACGATAAATTTTTGTCTTTCAAATCCTATAACAGGTTACGCACAAGAAAGGTAACACCTAAAGAATTTATCGAGAAGCATTTAGTTGATTTATAAAAAATAGAACATTTTGAGAGGTGATGGTTAATGGGTAAATTCAACAGAGCATTAGTATTCAGCGCACCGCTAATCATCTACGCTTTAGGACTTTGGGGAAGCAGACAAGCGTTGATAGGGACAATCGTTTACATGGTCTGGATTTTTATGGGGCTTGATGAAGCTGAGTACAGAGCGAAAAAGCCAGCCGGGAGGGACTGACTAATGAAAAAAAGTTTAATGACTATAAACGAAAAACAATTGAAAGAAAATTTTAATGATCTCATCAAAGAATTTGTAAAAGAAACTGGAGAATTTCCTAATCAAATTCATCTAGTTGCGGAGGGATATAGCCGGTATCAAGCTGTGAAATTTGAGATGAAGAAACAAATCTTTTGATTTTTAACATGCCTCTACTGGTATGAACATTTATTTCTATTCTTTTATTTTTTACAGATTCATCGTACCTAAAAACTAAGGTGGTTATTTTAGATTCATACGGTGGAATTGTTATTGGCAATGGTAATGGAGGAAACTTTGATAAATTAGCTATTTTTTTAAGTGATTGTCCGGAATAAGCACGACCACCATTCGGTAGGTTTTTATAAGGCGGCTTTATGGTCACGGAATAATCGTTACCTATCATAGTAAAAGCATTCAATTCTTCAGACATTTCTGAAACATTAAATTTGATTACCGTGACAGGTAAGGAACTATTATTCGTCAATAAGACCGAGTCTATAATTCTAAATTTATGTTGATGATAAACATCAGGTTCTTCATCACTTTCTCTATCTACCAGCCATTCTTCGCAAGGGGTAAAAAAATCTAGTTTCAAATTAAATTTTTTAGTCTTTTTATCCGTGTAAGAGATATAGAAAGCAAAGGAAGAAAAAATTAAAGAAGTAACAGGCAAAATAAAATCCTTAATGTTGTTAACAAAACTCTTCCAGTCTACTTGGCTAATAAAATCTATAATATTCATTTTTAATCACCATCAGTTTTTAACTAATTATATCAAAAAGGAGAGAAGAAAAAATGCAAGAATTAGTAATTTTGAAAAATAAAGAAGCTGTGACTACGAGTTTGCAAGTCGCAGATAGTTTTGAAAAAGAACACAAAAATGTTTTGAGAGATATTGAAAAGTTAAAAGAAGATGTGCTCAATTTTGAGCAGATGTTTGTGGAAGGTAATGAACCAGATTCATACGGCAGAAATCGACGAGTTTTCTTTATTAGTAGAGATGGTTTTTTCTTGTTGGCTATGGGTTTTACAGGAAAGAAAGCTATTTATTTCAAACAAAAATACATTGAAGCATTCAATGAAATGGAAGATGTTATTCGGAAGAATACTGTTCCTCAAACAATTGAAGACATGATGATCTATCAATTAGAAGAAATGAAAGATGTTAAAAAAGATGTTTCCATGCTTAAAGATACTATGCGAATTAGTGGACAACAAGAGTTTGAAATTAAGCAAAAAGGAAATATGAAAGTTATGGAAGTTCTAGGGGGGAAAGAAAGCCGAGCTTATGAAGAAATCAGCAAAAAAGTATTCTCAAAATTTTGGTCTGAATTTAAACGTATCTTTTCAATCCCAAGATATGGCGAGTTACCTCGTAAGAGATTCGATGATGCTGTTTCATTTATTGAAATGTGGTTACCAGAAACTGCGATCCGCATGGAAATCGATCAACTGAACAGACAACAAAGACTTTTCGGTGATGAAAATGAATAGAGCTGAAGCGCTAAGAATAGGGACGGTAATTGCTAATCGCTGGTGGAGACATAACAAACCAATCATCCTAAGCCAACAACATATTGATAAGCAAAAAGCTTGGCAACAAATAAAAAGCGACTCCGCCGGCAAGCATTGAGTCGCAAACAAAATACATCTAAGGAGATGTTACCACATGGAAAAAGAACTTTCCACTCTAGATCAATATTTGATTGATCCTGATTGGGGCAAGCCGAAAATTGAGGAAACAAGTGGTCGAAAAATCAGACGAAATCTTTTGACGAATGAAGAACTAGCTTGTGATCAAGATGATTTAGGTAACCTTGTAACTATTTGGGATCATGTTTATCTTATCCATCTATCGAAGCATTCGAATAAACCTGAATATATTTACGTCATCGAAGATGGCTTGATTGATGCGCTAGAGGAGTACGACAGAGATAACTTGATTGATATCTCTTATTACGGACCAGGTAAGAAATACATTGCTGAAATGGAGGCAGAATTTGATGAGTGAAATCAAAGGGACAACGAACTTTGAAAAACTTTTTAGTCGCAAGTTAAATAAAATTCTCAAGAAAAAAGGAAATTTTGATTATTTATCTTGGGCTCACGCGTGGGAGATTATGAAAAAGAATGATCCACAGGCAACGGTAACTATTAATGAGTATAAACACTACAGGGTTGTTTCTGGAACTCATCAAGACTTTCTTGTTGAGGAATATAAACCTTTTCTTATGGATGAAACTGGGACTTATGTATCTGTCTCAGTAACGGTTAAAGGACACACGGAAACAGAGTTATTTCCTGTTTTAGATTATCGAAACCAACCAGTTGTTAAACCAAATGCTATGCAAATCAATAACTCATTGAAGCGATGCTTTGTGAAAGCATTGGCTCTACACGGACTGGGATTATATGTATTTCAAGGGGAAGATATTCCAACACCACCTAGAATCGATACAAAGAAATTAAACATGCTAGAGACGATTCTAGAAGCTTTCAATGAGCAGATGGGTAAAGATATGACCAAAACCTTAATTGAATATGTTAATGAGCAGACAGATAAATTAGGGCTCTTAGCTGATAACGTTGAAACTATTGAACAGTTAAGCTATGAGCAATGCGCCTTGATTGAGCGAGCAATAGCAGCTAAGAGAAAAGAATTGGATAAGAAGTGATATGAGTGTTTAAACCATTAATCGATTCATATTCAGCAGTTCTGAAAAAGTTCAAAGGGAAAGACATAGGCGCAACCATCAATGAAGAAGTAAACATCGATCGACTAAAAACAATGTACGACGGATACGATGGTGATCGAGTTATTGAAATTCGTTTTATTGATCCACGTCGGTTCACTGTACAGCAACGAAACTTCATCTATGCACTCATAGGCGATATTTTCATCGATACAGGGATGCCAACGGACTTCTGGAAGGAATTCTTTTACTTCCGCTTTGAAGGTGTCACAGGGCGCAAAATAAGCCTCAAAGATGAATCGAATACGACTGTGAGTGATGCTAACGTCTTAGCAAATATCATCTTAGATTTCATCTTTGAACATCATATTCCTTTCAAAGAAGGCTATGAGATTTTACCAGCGAATCAAGAATATTACTTCTACAAATGCATCACAAAAAGAGTCTGCTGCATCTGTGGCAAAACAGGAGCTGACATCGATCACTTTGACAAAGCGCTAGGAAGACGAAAGCGCAAAGAAGTTGATCATTCAGAGTACACATTTGCAGCACTTTGCAGAATCCATCACACAGAGAAGCACAAAATAGGTGTGACTAATTTCAAAAACAAATATCAAATCAAAGGGATCAAGTTAAACCAGGAGACAATCAAAAAGTTAAATATTGGAGGGTAAAAATGACAGAACATCGAAGTTATTACGCGATTATACCAGCCAACGTAAGGTACGACAAAAGACTTAAACCAAATACTAAGTTGTTATACGGAGAGATAACGGCCTTGTGTAATGAAAGAGGCTTTTGTTGGGCAGGCAATGAGTACTTTGCAGATTTATATGGTGTGAATAAAGAGACCATATCGCGATGGGTAAGTGATTTGATTAAGTTTGGATACTTGAATCGGGAAATCATTTACAAAGAGGGTACCAATCAAATAATCAATAGGTACCTGCGAATTAATCAATACCCTATTGACGAAAAACGCAATACCCCTATTGACGAAAAAGTCAAAGATAATAATACATCTATTAATAATACATTTAATAATACAAAAGAATATATAAAAGAGTTACCGCCTTCGAAAAAATCGAAGGCTAAGCCCATCCGTCATAAATACGGAGAGTATAAAAATGTTCTTTTGTCAGATGACCAAATGGAGAAACTCAAAATAGAATTTCCTAATAATTATCAAGAACGAATCGAACGACTGTCAGAGTATTGTGAATCATCTGGTAAGACTTATAAAAACTATTTGGCAACTATTCGAAGTTGGGCAAAGAAAGAAAAAAGCGAGCCTAAGACCGCTCCTTCTAGCTACAAGCGCACAGGAAGGCGAGAGAAGCTTCCTGAGTGGGCAATCGATCAAGAAGCCTATCTTAAGAAAAAAGCGCTAGAACGAGCTAATAGACAATCAAAAGCACCATTCTAAGAGGTGGAAAATTGAAAATCGATTATCTAGAACTAATTAATGAAATAGCGAATTATAAAAAGGGCGAGGAATTAGACATCCTGAGAGACGTATATGATCAACTCGAAGAAGCTGGAATCGAACGAATTAAGAATGATCGTTCAAGTTGGAGTAAACTCAGATACTATTTCGCACTCTATATCGATGCAACACAATTAAGAAATTTAGCTTATACAAAATTACTATTTGTTGATTGCGTTAAAGGATTGCAAAAACATCTTAATGGACTTGAGCAGGTGTGATCAGATGGACCTAAAGACATTTACAGCACAGACCGAATTAATGCATCAAGAAGCTTTAAGACAAAGTGTGTCGTACGAAGACAAGTGGCTCAACACGTTCCACGGCGGACGTGAGAGCGCACTTGATCAAGTACTCAAATTATTGAAAGGAGAATGTCGGGATGGATAAGAAAGCAGCAATGAAAAGAATTGCTGAATTAACCAAGTCAGAATCTTGGCAAGAAGACAAAGAAATAGTTGCAGAAGTCCAAAAGCTCGGTAAATCAATGTGGACTGAAAAAACCAAACGGAGAACGCCGAGAAAGATTGCAATCTGGCATGGTGATCGAATTCTAGTAACAGGTACCGCTGAACAGTTATCTGAAATTACTGGTCTGAGCAAAAATATTATCTGGCATAGAGCTAGGAGCTTGTGGATTGATTCAAAAGGACGACAGTTTAGGTATTTGGAGGAGAAAAAATGCTAGACATGAGAATCGAAGATTATCGAATTACCAGTGATTCTAGAAACATTGTCTTATAGAAGGTAAGACGAGATGAGGAAGGAAACATCCGCTACACCGAAGCAAAAGAAGAATCACGAGCAGATATCGGATACTTCCAAACGGTCTCATCGTGTTTAAAGGCGATACAACGCGATTACGTGTTAAGTGAAGAAAGAACGATAAAAAGTATTATCGAGTACAAAAAAGCGTTAGAAAACATCACTAGACGGTTTGAACAGGCATGTGAGATTGATGTCAAGGACAGTATAAAATTGTAGGTTTATGACAGAATAAAAATGTAGGTTTTTGACAGTCTAATTTAGAAGTCCATTTATATTTTCCCTTTCATACGATATGATTTTCCAGTAATCTTGAAGACTTTAACATGGTGAACCAGACGATCAAGAATGGCGGCGGCTATTTCAGAATTCTGAAATAGCTCCCCCCATCGAGATAAGATAATATTTGTCGTAATCATTGTTGATTTTTTTTCGTA